TATCCTAGTATTCTTAAAGTGTGGGTATAGCCTCCACTCTCCGAATCTAGTACGTACTGCCAACTTAGGGATGGGCTCCACATAGGTTCCACGCAACTTATCCAATTCTCGATAGATAAGTATAAGGGGGACTACAGGGTGATCATGCTGAATAGCAACGAGTACCTCATTATCAGTACTCTCCCTATCCCCTGATGCAGTAAGTTTAGGTCGTGCCTGTTTTAGTTTTAGATCCTTGAATAGCAGTTCACTAACTTGGGGAGAACTAGCCAGATTTACATACCGGCCAGTCATTACTTGAACCTTCTCTGTGATCTCCTCCAGATCCCTATCCAGAGTTA